AATTGAGCCTCCGAACGAGAACCCGGCGCCTCCCGCGCCCGAGCCTGCGGTCGAGAACCCATTTGCACCTCGAGGCTATGATCTCCCTGCCGACAAAGCTTCGGGCGAGGAGACGACCGAGGTGGTGTTCGACGTGCGCGATGCCATCGTGAGTAAAGCCATCGACGGCGCAGGCCTGTGTTACGGCGAACATCGCAATGCGTACACACAATTTCTCTTCCCTGCGGAGTATGCCACAAATAAAATTGTAGCAGGCAAGTTGGCAAAATATTCATCAAGCTGCGGCGTCTTCGCAAGAGCCTGCTATGCTAGTGCAGGGGCTTCTTATTATTTCAACCCTGCATCAAAAAAATGGCCCGAGCAAAAGGAATCTAACGGCCCAGCAAACGCTTACACGGTAGAACCTGACCCCGACTCGGGCGACGTCGGCGCCGCGATCGGACCACAAACAGTAGTGCAAGATTATTTTACGAGTGCTTATAAGACCGGCACAGTGATAACAGCATTTTATGCGATCGCAAAGCAGCGCGGCGCGCTTAAGTATCCAAAGCCAGATGGTAAAGGAATGTGTAAACTCAAAAGGGGGGACATCCTTGTAGTTAGTAATTCTGAGCACGTCATTGTCTGCGTTAGTGATTTTGACCCGGACGGCCCATTTAAAACGGGCACACACGACCCGAACGGCAAATTTACACCCAGCGAGAACTCAGGTAAGCAGAACCCTTTTTTTGACGCTGTTGAAGGAGGTCAACAAGACTTATCTAACAAATTGTCTGAAGAGGATGTGAAAAAAAAAATGTGCTCGTATGCAGATAAAGAGGGGCAAAATTTGTCTTCCGCTATCATGCCCACTAGAGTTTATTGGGATGGGTCTGCAGGGTCGGGCAAGAGTCGACTCGGCCTCAAGAGCACCGGAGGGCCCCTCGTTCATGAAAAATCTTATGGCACACTTCACCCGGCGAGATTCGATGGCTGTTATGTGTTAAGCAAGGATTTTAGCCAGCAGCTCGGCGGCGGCGGCGTTTCTTTTGCAGGAGGCCTCCGGCGGCTCATGTTCGTTATTGATGCAGAAAAATTTATTAATAAAACATCCCCATCAGAAAAGAAGGCACAGTGAGCTCGAAGACTTTCTCAAGATCATAATAAATTTTATTTGTGATAATTAAGTTTGTATGGCAGTTTATAACTTTAAAAATGTAGGCAAGTCTAGTCAAAATCAAGAAAAAGATGCGCTTAAGGCTGCTAAAATTCCGTTTGGAATAAAGACGCCTCTTCAGCTTGGAAACTCGAGCGAGGGTATACTGTCTATGAATTTTTCTCTGTCAGACCAATTTGCTGACAACTTAAAAAATTTACTGTTGTGCAACTGGGGCGAGCGCCTAGGAATCTATGACTTTGGTGCAAATCTTAAGCCCATAACTACTGAATTCGTCAGTCAAGAAGATTTTGACACAGAAGCCATCGCTAGAATACGCACCGCAGTCGAAAAATGGATGCCCTATGTGACTTTAAACACTTTTGAGTCTTCGACTGATCGAACTGAAAACAACAACACGGGCGTAATAAAGATTAATATAACTTATAGAATTCCCTCGCTAGAAGATAACGATAGATCTCTACAAATTGTTTTATATGTAATATAAGTTGTGTTCTAATTATACTGAGAATTTTAGGTAAAAAATGTCCCTCATTAACAACAAGAATGCTTTAAAGTCGATCAGACAGCGAAATTATTTAGCAAGAGATTTCGACGGCTTTAGAAGAGTTTTATTAGAATACGCTAGACAATACTACCCCGATAAAATAAAAGATTTTTCTGAGGCGTCTGTCGGTGGTCTGTTTCTAGATATGGCTGCTTATGTGGGTGACAATCTGTCTTTTTACCTCGACCACTTGTACGGTGAGCTCAGCTTTGATACGGTAGTTGAATCTAAGAACATAGAGCAGATAATAAAGAACGCGGGCTTGCAGATAACCGGTGCTTCACCCGCGATAGTTGAAATTGACTTCTATATTGAAGTTCCTGTGCAAGAAGAAGAAGAAGGGGAAGTTCGTATTGATCTCTTGCCAACAATTGTCGCAAATACAGTGCTGCAAGCAGACAATGGTACGAATTTCACACTCTTAGAGAGCGTGAATTTTTGGCAATCAAATTTTGATACCGGCGCGATTGAGTTGAACGAAAATGTTGAAGTAAGTATTGGTAGAAGAATTGGCGCATCTGTTGCAACAAAAATATTAAAAGCATCAGGCCTGTGTTTGTCAGGTGTGCAGACTTCTGAGACTTTTCAATTCGGAGAATTTGTACCTTTCAAGAAGATAACGCTGTCTTTGCCCGATGTTTCAAATATACTTTCTGTCATTGACAGCAAAGGTAACATCTATTATGAAGTCGAAAACTTAACTCACGATGTGGTCTACAAGAATACCCTAAATACTTCAGAAATTGATAGTAAACTAGTCAAAGATTCTTTAAAAGTAGTACCTGCGCCCCACAGATTCACAAAACAAGTTTCTATAGATGATAGAACCGTCACTCTAACTTTTGGCGGGGGCACAGCCGATTCTCTTGACGATGATGCAATCCCAGATCCTTCAGAATTTGCATTGCCGCTGAGATACACTCAGACTTTTTCAAGACGTGCAGTCAATCCTCAGCGACTTTTACAGACGTCTACTCTGGGCGTTGGACCTTCAAATACAACGATAACTGTAGTCTATAGATACGGCGGCGGCTTATTGCACAACGTGGCCCCCGGCAGCATAAAAACAATTAACTTCATAGAAGTTCAATTTCCTGAAAATCCTCCGCTAGAACTTCAAACTCAAGTCAAAAATGGCATAGAAGTTTTTAATCCTAATCAAGCTACAGGCGGCGAGGACGCGCCTACAAGCGATGAAATCTTGGCTCTGGTTCCTGCATTGCGAAGCTCTCAAGAAAGAATTGTTACCAAAGAAGATCTACTTGCAAGAGTGTACACCATGCCATCAAATTTTGGCAGGGTGTTTAGAGCTTCGGTTTCCAATAATCCCAATAATCCACTAGCCTCTAGACTTCATGTCATATCTAGAACACCTTCTGGCGTTTTAATTCAGTCGCCGGATACGCTTAAGATCAACCTTAAGCGTTACTTAAACTCTTACAGAATGATTTCTGACGCGATAGACATACTAGACGCTGAGGTAATTAACCTTGAAATATTCTTTCAAATTGTTGCAGACCCTTCATATAACAAAACCACACTTATTAAGTCCATAATTGAGTCTTTGCAAGAACAATTAAATTCAATTAATTTTCATATAAATCAGCCTATTGTAAAATCAGACATCACAAGCACCATATATTCTCACCAGGGAGTTATTGGTGTAGATTCTGTTGTTATAAAAAACTTATTTGGAATAATAAAAAATAGAACCTATTCAGAAACTATTTTTGACGTTAAAGGCAATACAAGAAATCAAATAGTTTACCCGCCTGAGGGTGGTATATTTGAAGTTAGGTATCCTGATGTTAATATCATAGGCAAAGCGGTATCAAATGTATAGAAGCATCAAATCAAATAAAGACACTTACATCACTAACAAAGTAGTTAGTTTAAAATCAAAAGTGTCAGGGAACGTAGGTTTAGCAGGCACATTAGATCTGTTTAAATTACACGATTTGGCGCCCGATAGCACAAATGTCACAAATGAGTTATCGAGAATATTCATACAGTTCGACTTGACAGATCTAAGAAATTTAAGATCGTCAGGAAGTTTAGATATAAATCATGAATCTTTTCAATGTCAGCTCTCTTTAATGGATGTTTTTGGCGGTCAACCAACACCCAGCGATTTTACAGTCAGTGTATTTCCGCTCTCAGCATCATTTGAAGAAGGCTTAGGCAAGGATTTAGTTTATTATTCTGACGTAGATGCGTCTAATTGGCTTTCTTCTTCCAGGGGCACGCTGTGGAATTCTGAAGGCTGTAGTTCTGGTGGAGGTTCCACTCAAACTTGTGATTTCATCACCGGATCTCTATCGATTAGCAATACTGAAGTAAAACAAATTTTTACCAAGGGCACTGAAGACTTGCTTGTTGATGTCACATCAATAGTGTCTGCTACGCTGACAGGTGAACTTCCCGATAGAGGATTTCGAATAACATATTCAGGATCTATTGAGACGGATTCAAACACTTACTTTGTTAAGCGATTTGCTAGTAGGCATGCCTATGATGAAACAAAACACCCGAAGCTCATTTTAAAATTTGATGATTCAATTACAGATGATACACAAAATCTAACTTTTGACACAGACTGCAAACTCAATCTCTACAATTACGTAAAGGGTGATTTAATTAACTTAGTTTCAAGTTCAAATTCTCTCACAGGCAGTAACTGTATTAAGCTCAAACTCGTGACAGAGACAGGAGGATACACTTTAACTTTTTCAGGTTCACAATTTAATTTGGGCAGCAATGAAGTAACAGGTACTTACACGTCTACAGTCAATATTGATTCATCAGACGCAACAATCGCACTAAGAATTGCAGAATCAGGATCAGTGAAATTTACACCTGTTTGGTCGTCAAATGACGGGACTGTTGCTTTCGTTTCAGGCAGTAAAATAGAAGCTAAAAAACCCATTAGAACCGCTGCATCAAGTAAAAAGAAATTCTATTCTGTCAATGTCGGAGGAATTGATCAAAAATATTCTGTTGATCAAGATATCTCGGCTAGAGTCAATATAGTTGATAACAAATTATCTGTTAAGCTTGTGAAGTCCCCTATAGAAACATCAGGTACAGTCCTTAGTAATGTGTATTACTCGATACGAGAAGTAGGTTCAGGCGCTGTTGTTGTGCCATTCGATGATATTAAAAATTCCACTAAAGTTTCTAGCGATTCTGAAGGAATGTTCTTTGTGATTAATTCATCATGTTTTGATGTGGGTAGAACTTATACAATTGACATTATGATAAAAATAAACGGTGTAAAAAATGTTTATCAAGATGCTTCGAATATATTTGGTGTAATAGAGTGAGATTATAAAATGGCTTTCCAAATAGGAACTTTAAACTCACCGGCGTTTGTCAAGTCAATTTTGCGCGATGCAAAGCCCGTTCAAGCAAGCGGAGCAGATTTAATAGACAAAGGAGTATTATTAGACGAAGATCAAAATTATTCTTATAAATACGATTCGATAGAGTCGCCGCTTAAGAGTACGCAACAACTTAAAATTGATTGGTCTAAATTTGAAAATCATACGTTCTTTTCATCAGCAGAAGTAAAAGTTAACGATGCATTTAATATTTTAATAAATAAATTTCCATTTGATGGTTCAAACTTAAATGTACAAGATTATCTTAATTCACTTACAGGGTTTGAAAAATATGTTTTTGATCAATTCCCTGTATGGTCAGGAGCTTTACATTTTTCAGGTACGAAGGTAGGAGAAAATCCTGCTAATGGCTTTAGTAGCGAATTAGGAACTTGGATAGAAGTTAAAGACAGCTCAGGCTATAATTTTCCTGAAATCTCTAAGAATAACACGGGCAATGTAGTAATAAATCCTACTGCATCTGGGTCGTTATCAATTGAAACACTAATATATCTACCAAATATTACAAACTCTTCACAAGTAATTTTACAAAAAAAATCAAATGAATCAAACGGTTTTACATTTTATTTAAAACCAAGCAGTTCTTCAACTCATGTAACTGCTAGCTTCTGCGTATCATCAGGATCTAAATCTACGAGCACAAGTGCAGTTTTAACAAAAGGAGCCTATAATCACGTTTGTTTAGTGATGAATAGAGAGGACAAAAATCCTAACGTTTATCTACAATTCTATGTTAATGAATCTTTAAAATCAACGAGCACGAAAACAATTAATATTGGCAAATTAAACATAGATGCAAACAGCTTATACATAGGATCTGGTAGTTCATTTTATGAAAATGAAACTCTTGTTTCGCCTGCACAAACACTGAGTGGTACATTAGATGAATTAAGAATTTTTCACAATGTTAGAACACTAGATAAACAAAAACTTTTTGCTAATCGTGGCATCTACTCAACGCCCGACTTAAAACTGTATTATAGATTTAATGAACCCCCACCTCTTTTGTCAGACAATATTAACGATGATGTTAATTCTATTGTCTTAGACAGCTCGGGCAATTCTTTGCACTCTTACATAAATAATTTTACAGGATCTTTAAGAGTAAATGCATCAGCGGATAGTTTACATCCAATTTCTAATGAAAAAAAAGAATTTACAATAGTTCTTTTTCCCGCATATCAAAAAATCAAAGATTTAAACACAAAGCTTTTAGTAAGTGCTTCTCTATACGATGATGCAAATCCAAACGCCATTGTTAAATTAGTGCCTAAGCACTTTCTTTTAGAAGGTGCAGCAGATGATGGTTTTATCAATGAAAAAGGTAATGCAGGCCAAGCTTATGGAGGCAACGGTATACCAGGTCAAGGACAATTAGGTTCAACTCATTTAATTCTTACGCTGCTTTACATTTGGGCAAAATTTTTTGATGATATTAAATTATTTGTTCAAACGTTTGGTGATTTAAGAAGAGTCAACTATAGTGAAGATGACGCTGCACCTGATAATTTTCTTCATGACATCATAAAAAGTTATGGTTTTTATTTCCCTGGTTTATTTCACCACTCAGATATCAATAAGTTTGTAGAAGATACAGACGGACCTGAAACAGAGTACACTACGGGTATTGCATTTAAAAAAGTTCATACAAAAATTTTAAGAAGATTAATAACAAACCTTGACGACATTATTCGATCAAAAGGTACACAGCACAGCATTCGTTCTTTCTTAAGATCTATAGGAATTGATCCGGATAATAGCTTAAAAATAAGAGAATACGGCGGAAAAACTACTAATATTTTAGGCACGTCTAGAAATAAAAGACAAGAGTCAATAGCAGCCGTAGATTTTGTTAGCTCATCACTGCTTATAAGCCCGCCACTTTCGGGCACAAGACAAGAACCCGGCTTTCCAAAACCCTTAGGGTCATTTGTGAAAAATAATCTAGGAAAAATTATCGGAACAAATAATTCATCAGATGGTCTCTTAACGTCAGGATCATGGACGGCATCTTGCAATTATAAATTCCCAGAATACAAAAAAATTAATTCTAATCAGTCTTTAATGCGCCTCATTGTGACGGGAAGCGAAACTTATGCTCAGCCTGGTTTGATTACAAATGTAGTAGCTATACCAAAAACAGTGTCAGCGGACTCTAAAATTATTGCATATTTTAGACCCGGTACGTCAGGGAGTATTGACATAGCGTCTAGTTCTCCCATTTTGTCGATGTCGTTAACAATAAGTGGCAAGGGAATTTTTGATGGCGATAGGTGGAATGTAACTTTTGGCAGAAAAAGATCAGATGAGATAGGAGAGGATTATTTATCTTCAAGCTATTATCTAAGAGCAGGTAAATCTAATTACGGTGAAATAGTTGAAGCCTATACAACGTCTTCTTTCTTTAATGAAAAGCGCAGCAATGAAAAAAATGTTTTTGAATTTTTATCAAGCTCATTTAATGCATCTGGTTCTTTTATATGCATAGGGAGTGATCAAACAATACCCACTTCTGCTATACAATCTTTTTCATTTTTAAACAACACATTTGAAGTAGATGATTCGCAAGCAAGAACAACAACTTTTAATGGTTGGGCATCTCATCTTAAATTTTGGTCAAAATCTATAGATGAAAATGAGTGGAGAGAGCACGTTAGAAATTATAAGTCTGTTGGCGTGTCTAATGCAAAATCAAATTATAACTTTACAAAGAACATCTCAGGATCATTCGGCAGGCTAAGAATAGACAGCTTTGCAAAACAAATACAAAAAACATCAGATGAAAATGGAAAAATAACGATTATCGACAGGAGTAGCAATGACTTGCACTTCAATGGTACAAATTTTGGATCAGGATCGTCTGTCGTTGTTGTAGGTGATGTTGAATCTTACAGTTATTTGTCTCCTGAATTTGATGAAGCATCTTCCGATGACAAGGTTAGAATAAGAGGAATTCTTAATGAAGAAAATTTAAGTGAAAATTCCTTTGCAACTTTAGGATTGGCATATTCAAGCAATGAAGCTTTTTTAAAAGAAGAGCCGATTGATGACAACAGGTTGTCTATCGAATTCTCTTTGGTTGACGCACTAGATAGAGAAATTATAACAATGTTTTCAAGTCTTGAAGAATTAGGAGATGCATTAGGAAGACCCGAATTGATGTTCTCCCCAGATTATCCTGATTTAGAAGTTTTAAGAGACGTTTATTTCAATAATCTAACAGAAAATGTTAACTTTAGAAAATTTTTAGAATTCTATAGGTGGTTTGATAACTCAATATCGACTTTTATAGAACAATTAATACCCGGGAAAACAAAATATAAGGGTACCAATTTTGTGATAGAATCACACGTATTAGAAAGACATAAGCGAGAATCTAGGCATAGTGAGAACTACATAAGTAAAAACCAACAGTTTAATAAAGAAACTGCACTAAGTACAGGATTTGCAGTTAACATAAAATAACTAAATTTGCGGAGAAAGCTGCTTTGACTCTTAAAATTACCTTTGAAGAAAACAATCTTAATAACGGACAATGGTCAGATTTTTTTGCATCTGATAAATCAGATTTAATTAAAGAAGACATAATTCATTGCATTCATATCGACACAGATCAGAGCTATTATTCAAATCAAATACAAGCAGATATTGCTGCAAATAGAAAATTTCTTGATAGAACATCTTCTAAAAAAATAAATGGCGTAAATAATGTCGCAAGCTTATTTGATGTTTCTTCAAAAAAAGATAGAGCAACTAAAAACGGTTATCTTTCTAGCTCAATCGACCAATTTCGTCAAGGTGTTGAAATTACTCTTCTTAAACACCAAGCGGGAATGGTAAAAATTTCAGCAGGTACACCAGGCCATTTGATGCCTACATCTAACTATGGTGTCAATGAAAACAATAATTTAACTGACAATAATTTTTTTCAGGAGCTAAATTTATTTAATCCCATTGAGTTTATCAATGTTCAAAGCACAGATAAATTGATAGAACAGACCATCACTTTTCCAATAGTGACGTCGGACACTAATCAAAGAGAGAATGCAGTGCTCAATGGTATAATTGAGCCTTTTCCAATAAGACCCATCATTGCACATTTTAGTATTTATTTCCCAACAGAACCTCAAGGAATAAAAGCTAATCTATCGAATGGAGATCACTTCCTTAAAAAGAGCTCAGATACTGTTCATAGCACATATGACTTCTTACCGACTCGTTCGAATAGAGAAGTTTTCTTGGATGCTAGTGATCCTGTCACAGTTTCTAATGATCAAGGCGATGTGACAGTTCAAGTAGGCCCTAGTATACCAGTGATGTCAAATGACA